CCTCGTGGGACTCCGGGCGGACGGGTATTGTGGGCGCTAGTGTTTTTAATCAACTAAACGCACTTGTAAAAGCACAACAATATCTGTTTTTTCGTTACTTTTTGACTTACCGGTAAACAAGTTTTTAGGAAAAAAAGAAAAACCAGTTTCGGTTTCGTTCATTTTATTTTGGGCAAGACCGCCCAGAACAATCACATCACCGCTTTTAACTGTAACATCTGTAACTAGGTCACGCTTAATCAATGTAGGCGTATTATTAACGCCTGTATCCGTTTTAATAAAATTCGATAACTGCTGATTAATTTTTAAATCTATCGCATTAGTTTTAACAACTGGCTCAATGTTAAAAATTACCCCGCTTTGGCGATATTGCACAGATTGAATAATTTTTCCGTTTCGTTCAGTAAAATCCGAAATCACCGGCACATCAGCACCGACCGAAAAATTCCCTGCCGAACCTGATTTAACGCGCAATGTTGGCGAACTTATCACATGAAAGCGTGTATCCGTATTAAAAAGCTCAATCATTGCATCAAGATTTCCGGCATGCAAAGTAATAAAATTCTCATAATTTTGCTTTGCACCAATGCTAATCCCAAGCTTTCCGGATAATAATTTAGCTAATAAATTTATCCCTGAGCCCTCTTTTTCTTCAGTCTGAACTTCGTAAACATAACCGGTAACAACCACTTCACCACCTTTTGTATCCGCGGCCATCAATACATTTTTAACCCTAGCAATATCCTCATTTGTCCCATAATAAACTAATTTATCCGCGGAAGCCGTAACAGATTGCCCGTTGTCTCCCTCAATGTTGGATTTCAAAAGTTCGGCAAGATAATTAGCATTACGATAAACGGGAGTATAAACAAAACTCTTACGCAATACTTTTGGTTCAACATATTCAAGATAGTCAACACCATTTTTTGTATAAACTTTCACATTAAGATTTTGTAAATAACGCTGCACAAATTTTTCAAAATCCTCATTTTTAGTTACTTTAAAACTCACTTGACGTTTGTCTTGTACAAGTACAGGCGACATCATAAAAGGCTTTTCAAGCACTTCATCATAAATAATATTAATTGCTTTCGGTAAAGGCACGGAGTCAAGCTTAAAATCCACATTCTTAGCCGCTAAACTTATCGACATAACCCCCAAAAAAATACTAAAGCAAACCTTTTTCATCTTTTACCCCCGAATAGTAACCAACCTTTTTACCACTAATAAAACCAGTCAATGCCCTGCCCTCTCCATTGAAATATTTCTTAGGTTCGAACCTTAAATTGCCCTTATCATCAGACAAAATAACAAAACGCTCAGAATTCTTTTCAAGCTCACCTGTAATGCGCCAAACACTCGATAATTCCTCAGGTACTAATGTTGCATTATCTTTTTCATCTTGCATCTTATTTAATAATCTTTCTTCAGGCGTTAAATCCTGATAATTTTTAACCTCTGACTTTTTAACCGCTTGTTTGCTTTGAGTTGTCTTAGTTTGTTGACCCGCTGTCGGGTCGGTATTGATGTAATCACCTAAAAAATAATAAGCAACACCAAAAAAGCCAACTATTGCAAAAACACTCATGCGAAATTGACCTGACTTAAAATAATTTTGGCGATCATCTATTGTTTTTTGCTTGCCATTTACGCCATCAAAACTCTTATACAAGTTAAAAATCTCTTTCTTGTACTTATTCTGATATTGTGTAACAAGCATTGATTTTGTTGTTTTTGAACCGGAATAGACATTAACACGATAACGCTTACCCAAACCCAAAGCCGTCAAACGCGACATTGAAAACGTTGTTTCGATTCGGTCTTTAATAAAGCGGGGAATGCCCGTCACAGACTGATTTATAACAACTAAATCACAACAAATACCTGTTTCAGGGGCGGTAAAGTGTCTATGCTCAGCAACGAAAGAACGATGATTCGGCTTTATATTATCATTCGGGAAAATACGCCAGATTTCATCAAGACAAATTAAATCACCGGCCCGACAAATCGTATCTTGACTACCTTTATAAGGGAAAAAATCATCACGCTGACAATCATCATCATTAACCTTTATTAACTGTCCCAAATGATTTACATCAACATCTTTAAGTGTTTCACAATAACTACGTAATTTATCGTCTGAAATACCCTCAATATTAGTCACTATTCGACGACCTTTTTTGTAGTGTTCAAGAATTACAGAATTAACAACTTCATAACTTTTACCACTGCCCGGAATACCTACATAAGCCATAATTGCCATAATTAACCTCCAACAAATGGTAAACGTCTAATAGCAAAACGCATTAAATAACCGCTTAAAATAGATTTTAATGCAAGTGGAATTTCAAAAAACTGTAAAAAAAATCCAACTTGCTCAGGTACATTATAATATAAGGAACATAAATCTTTAAGTTCAGGAACAAATATATTAATGAGCGTTAAAACAATTTTATCAGCAGACAACAAAATTGCACCAAAAATAAAGAAACGAATTATTTTTAAAGTAAATATAAATAACAATACTTTTGTTAAAAAAGCTATTAAAGCAGGCATGGCTTACTCCTAGGCAGATAAAATAATTAAAATTCCTAATAGAGTCCATAAGAAAGTAAATGCAGATTTTATTTTTTCTCCATTATCTTCAAATACTCTACAATGAATATCAATGTGATGAGAGGCACCAAAAAGACTGACGTTAATGGCAGGGCATTGTCCCGATATATTACAAGAACTAATATTAACCATTTCCGATAATTTTGTTTTTAAATTAAACAATGAATCATCAATATTAAATTCTTGTAATTCAGGTAATTTACCTTTTCCATTTTTACCATCATCATCACCCTTACCATCACCATCACCTTTACCTAAACCAGAACCGCCAGAACCACCTGAATCATCTTTTTTATCGCTATTTTTATTACCATCACCTGCACCTGTATCATTATTTCCACCGGAAGAATTATGGCTGCTACTACTCCCTCCTGAACTACTGCTGTTTCCTCTATGCTCATTAACTCCGCCTGAACCACCTTGTTGTTTACCACTCTCACCAGCATTACCGCTATCCGGTTTATCACGCTCCTTAGATTTGGCATAATCATTAAGAGATCCATTTTTATTTGGCTCTAATGTAATTCTAGGTCTGCCATCTTCATCCTTTTCAACACTATGCCATTCACATTGAGATTGGCCATTATCTTTAACTACACAAGTATCGCCATCTTCACCAAAACTTAAATAACTATTACCCTCAGCATCTTTTTTAATATTAGGCTTTTGTAAACTATCTAAAATTTGTTGAGCAATGCCACAATTATCACTATTAAGCGCGCTAATTAATGATTTAGCCATAGTTCCTGACATTGCACTTGACATACCGCTACCAAAATTAAATTGTTCATCCGCAAAATTAAATCCATCATCAAAATAATTTGGATTAACAAATTGATAATGAATAGTAATACCTGTTTCATCAGATTCAGTAATTGTACGATTACGAGGCTTCCCTAAATCACCACAAACATGATAATTAGATCCACCGCCTGATAATTTACAACTTGTTTTTATTTCATTTTGGCCTGACTTCAAATTATTAGATGAGCCACCGCCTTTAGGAATTGTAGAAAAAGACCAACAATGTGGAGCAGATAAAGAAATATTAGAGAAAAAAATTAAAATTAACCCGCAAAACCACGAACTACGACATAGGCGCATAATAACCCCCAGATAAAAAACATCATTTCCCAATTCATAAAACCCCCTATAAAAAAGCCCATGCTTTACAACACGGGCCCTTTAAGTTGCTTAATATTAAGCTTTTTTGAAAAAGCCCAAAATATTGCGAGCAACCAAACCAAACAACAAGAAACCACCAAGACCTACAGCCACAGCCGTAATTGCAGTTTTGCCATCGGAAAAGTTAGCACCCGCGGCAATATCACCAAGACCATCAGCAAAAGCACCAGTAGATGCCAAAGCAACGGTAGTAACAACGGCTAATTTTGTTGATAAATGGTTAATTTTCTTTAACATGATAAGATTCCTCTTAATTATCTTCGGAAAAAGCTTAAAACAGTACCCGCTGTCTTAGCCAAAACCCAGAAGGATAATGTTGTAAAAAAAGCAACAGACCAATATTCAGCATACTGAGAATAGTCAATCGTTGCACCTTTTGAACTTGTCGCAGACTGATAAATTTTTAATGTTTCAGACTGCGACAGGCTCAAAACCACATCACTACAACCCTTGCCATCAATGCAAAGATTAGCGTTAATTCTTATTAATGTTTGTTCACTCATTTTTATTCTTAAGCCTATTAAAAAAGCGTTTTATCAATCGCCAAATAAACAAAATTAATACTAATTTAAGCATAGTAAAAAGGGGAGGGCGGAGTGGCAGACACTCGCGCTGAAGTAACTCAAAAAAAAAAAACAAAAAACAAGAGTACAGCCGATAAAACTTGCGCCTACCATTTGCATAAATTCACGCATTAAATTTTTACCTCTTCAATGCTTGATTCATCTGTATATAAATAAGTAATTCCAGTCTTTCCGTTAAATTGCCAAGCGGTAGGAAAAACTGAAATCATGACTTGCTTACCGATTAAATTCTTAACATGAGTAATTAAATCATTTGTAAACAGTTCTTTCTTACGAACCGCTACCATGATTTCGATTTGAGTAGAACCACCAAAGCCATCTGGACGAGTCAATGCAATGCCTATTTCGTTTTTAAAACGTACTTCACCGGTATCTTTATCAACGTTTTGTAATTGACGTGAGCCAAGACACTTTCCAACAATCATAAAACCTTGTTTCATTTTTAATCTCCTAATTAAAGAACTCTACTATTAATAAAATTCATTGCTAATCTAATAACATCACCATAATAATCATCAGAAAACTTAATTCGATCATTATTGAATTTAATAACCAAATCAAATTTTCCTGTTTTTTTATTACGTTTAAGACTAATAAAATAACGTTGTAAAAAATAATTAAAATCAGAATAATTAACAACATACATAATAAAATCCCTACGCTGCTAGTTTTAAATGATAATTCGGCAATTTATACCAATCTGGAACAATTAGATTTGACACCTTAATTTCTCTACTTGATACAACTTTTACTGGACTAAATTTTGATAAATCGCATTTATTGGCTATGTCAATACCAATCTTTCTAAGTCTAGAGCGATGTTCTTTCACCTGTCTTTTTGATAAATCAAAAACTTGACCATGTGACCATTGCAAAGCATACATTGCCGTAGTATTTGCACTGCGCACTGTATCAACAATTCCAGCACTCAAAAGTGTTTCCGAGATAGTTTCAAAATCCATTGCAGTCACCTTTAATTTTTCATCAATATTTATAAATTCATCGCTTAATTTTTTTAACTTTGAATAATCGCTTAAACCGTAAAAATTTAGATTTTCTTTCTGTAAATATCTTGATTTTAATTTTTGTTCAAATCTTGCTACGCCATTACTTTTACAAAAATCAATAACTTTTAATAAATGATTATATTCTGAAGATTGTTCACCAAATTTATTCTTAATTTTTGTCAAACTATGTAACTCTAATTCATAAGCCTTGTTATAAACGCTAGGATAAATCAAATTTGCGTTACCTTGCTTACTTAGCCAATCAACGGTCTGCCCATTTGTATGCAATCTTGCAATAGAGTTTCGATAATTAAGCGTTGATAAACCGCTTAAATAATGCTCTACGTTATTTGCGCCAACTACTCTATTTTCGGTTATGTGTAACTCTTTGATAATTGCACCGTCAGAATATTTTTTAACCTTTGTGCCGTCTTCAGACTGCCCGTAAAAAATATGGGTGCATTTTGTAAATTCAGGTAAGCCAAGGTTACGCAAAATAGAGTTAAAGCAATTTACACAAGCATCAACTGTCGATAAACCGAACAAGTTTTCTATACGATTCCAACGGCTTGGATTTCCCGATACAGTCAAAACCGAACCATTAATTTTGATTAACACCGAATCACAAAAACTTCCTTCATGCTTAAAAGCAGGGATTCTAATCCCCTCTTGCTGTTCGCCCGTGTCAATATGAATCCCGACATAGCCAAAATCACCTATCAACGGTAGCTGATAGCCAAAATCTTGCTCTATTTTTAACCAGTCGAAAAACATAACGAAAATAAGCTCAGAATCTAATAAATTAGGAATTGAAATAATCTTAAATTCTTAGATTCTTAGATGTCAAGATAATAATTTCTATTTTTCTAAGAAATGATATGATTTGTGAAGATTGTCACAAAAAAAGGTGAAAACATGCCAACAAAGCACATAGATGAACACACGTGGAAAAAAGTACAAGACGAAACAGTGAAGGCAGTTATACTTACAAAAACAAGCATAAAAGAAACAGAAATGCTCCAAATGCTTATAAAAAAAGGATTAGAAAGCATGACAGAGGATGACTACATAAAATATGCTCAAAGCAAAAAATAATGCGGTTTTCCGCACCAAAGTTCGGGTGTAACAGAACCCCCGAACTTCTTCGAGCGTTTTTTAACCAATTTTTAGCGGCATGAAAAGGCATGAAAAGAATCATTTTGGCATTAATCTCAGTCATTTTTACCACCGGATATTACGAGGGCATAAGAGAATACGGCCCTTATAAGTACGAAAAGAACCCTTTCGCCACTCAACAACAAGAAGAACCGGAAAAATACACAAAGAACATTAAAAAAAGACCATCAAACGCCAAAATTGAGCGCATTGGAGAGCAAAAACAGAACGAGATAAGAAAACTAAAAGGCAGAAATTAACGCTTGAAATAACGTTTACCATAACGATAAACAGGACTATAAGCCCTTAAAAAATCTTCCCTATCAATCGGCACATCAGAATTCTTCAATTCATCTAAAAAAATTTTCAGCGAATCGCAAAAATCAAATCTATCATCTGATTCCTGCTTAGTTAAAAAACGCTTATGTGCAAATCGAATCTCAACGCTATCCAGCGTACAGTAAACCTGATAATCATCAGATTTAAGTAAGCGCACCGCATTTAGAAAATGTATTGGTGTAATATCCTTTAAAGTAATATTTCCCATAGTATCAATAGCTTAATTTCGCATAACGGCGGATTATGTGTAAATTCTTGCGCGGTGCCGGTGGCGATTATACCGCGCGGCGAATTGTAACATAATCCGAAAAATCATTATGCGAAATTAGTTATAAGGTAAGCAAAAGCTACGGATTAAGAAGATCACAGACTTATACACAAGTCACTCTCACTAGTTAAACTAGACAGAATCTTGTTTTAATAAGGTATGTCACAAATAAAAAATGAAGTTATAGACTTTCATTTTGAATTGTCAATTTTATTTCAAGAGAAAATAAATTTGAAAATAACATGAGATAGAGATTGCGCTACGTAAAATCTGAGTCGGTTGGTAGATTGATTATGTGAGATTTTTAAAATACATAAAAAACACGCTGAATGTTATCCAGCGTGTTTTCTGATTACGGGCTATTTAGTGACGTTGTCTCTTTTATACTGTTAAAAACATTAAAAAATTTAACCGCACTTTCTAACCAATGAGTTTACTGCCATATTCATAAACTTTTTGTAATAAAATCAGCTTCTCTTCATTGTTTGCATGTTGTGCGGCTAACGCTTGAAGACTTTGCTCAAATCGCAAAACTTCAGCATCTAATTTTTTCCGGCAATATTTTTGCCATTTAATTTGTTCAGAACGGTTTAAGGTGCGATAAAAATGTCTGGCACGATAATGAAATAACAATTGAGGGATTCTTGGGTCTTGAAAACTCAGATGATGTTCAGCAAGCTTTTCGGGCTCCAAAGTGCGTAAAATCGCCATATTGTTTTTATCGGCATCACTAAAAAAGCTATGATAAAGCTCGGTTTCAACATTATCAGAGGCTTCAAACTCACGTTCTTGTTGAAAAATATCCATGACTTTCTGGCGAATATCCTGAGATACCAACAAACGTTGCTGATTTTGCATACATAATGCTCTATCAATCCCTAAACGTTCGGCATTTTGAGGCAATAAGGTTTTCTCCGGTGCCACAATAGGACATTTATTAATATGAATGAGCTTTAACGGAACAGGAAGCACGCCAGCCTCTAACAATGTTTCTTTCTTCGTATAAAGATTTTCACGCAACTCCTCTGCCGATTTTGCCAGCAAATCATCAATATTGGCGGTTAAATCACATACAATCACCGCATTTTTATTCGTTGGATGCCATGCTAAAGGCGCAATTAATGTCGTATTTCCACGATAATTGCCTAACATCCCCGACACATGCACTAACGGCGTCATTTCTGCGGTATTAATGAGTTTTTCAATCTCTTTTTTTCCACGATTTTCAAAGAAATAGTAAAATAACTTTGGCTGTTTTTGCTTAATTAATTTTGCCATTTCGATAGTGGCATATACATCGGACATGGCGTCATGCGCATTGGTATGTTCTATTCCATTCGCCTCCGTCAGTTTTTCCAAACGAAAACTAGGCATGCCTTCATCATCTAAAGGCCATTCAATGCCATCGGGGCGCAAGGCATAACACGCACGCACTAAATCCAATAAATCCCAACGGGAATTACCGTTTTTCCAGCTATATTCATAAGGATCAATAAAATTACGATAAAAGGTATAGCGTGTCATTTCATCGTCATAACGAATATTATTAAAGCCCATGACACAGGTATTTGGTTGGCTGAATTCCTGTAAAATCCTCGCGGCAAAATCCGGTTCCGGTAGGCCTTTTTCATTACATTCCTGTGGTGTAATGCCAGTGACTAACACCGCTTCCGGCGAGGGCAAATAATCGTTAGTTTGCTTGCAATACAACACAACGGGCTCGCCGATAATATTAAAATCCGCATCTGTACGAATACCCCCAAATTGCGCCGGGCGATCGGTTGCCGGATTGACACCAAAACTTTCATAGTCATAAATGAAAAAGCTGAAATCGTACAAGCTGAATACAATGCCTAACCAGTTAATTTTACTGATTTTTTCTTTAAAAATTAATGCGCCGGTAATCGTACCTAAACAAATCACCCCAATGTTCATGCCGGCAAAAACCAATGTCGGATTCGAACCAAAACTCTGGTGAGCTTTAATATAAAATAGAATATTGAAGAAATTCAGCACACCTAAAATAATGCCGCCCACAAAACTTGCGACATTCCATTGAGTTCGTTTGAATAACAAGTAAATAAACATAATGCAGGCAGCCAAGGAAAATGCAATGAATAGCGTCGTAGGGAATGCTCCCCCACTTTTTGCGACTTGTTTAAACAAAATATCTATGATGCCATAGCCAAACCACACACCGACTAATCCCAAAATACCTCGAAAAGCGACCGCACTTTGTTGATTCGGTTTGCTTAAAAGGCAAAACAACCCGACAAATGCCAACACAATACCGACGACTTTTGATTGGCTTAAAGTTTCGTGGAAGATTAAAAACGCAGCGAGAATGGGTAAAAATAAGGATAAGCGTTGTGCCGCATCAGAACGTACAATACCGGCGAATTCTAC